GCCACCTGGAGGTCGGGGACGCGGATTGCTACACCGCGCACTCCCCTTGGAGAGGTCCTCTCCAGTGAGGTCCCTAAGGGACATCACTGGGAGGTGCTCCCAACACCATTTCCCAAAGTAGCCCGGGCTAATTACTTGGGAGGCGGGGAGCCTGTGAGGTCGTCATCAACCGGGGGGACAGTTGGACGGGGGGTGCCATATGCGGGTTTAAGCACTCCCCAAATCCAATCAGCCTCACGGGGATGAACGCCATCAAGAGGCCCAAGGAATACCGGACCGAAATTGAGAGTAAACACTCTCGTTCCCGGTCCAGGAAAATCCGCAAGGGTCTCCGTGACGTCACGACCAGAACAGGCAACCTTTGCCTCCCTAATAATAAGCTCGGCGAGGCGGTAGGATACAGAGACCCGGAGCGTCTTATCAGGCGCCCTGGAGTCGAGGAAATCAGGTAGGGAATATCCGATGCTCCGAATCAGGGGTGGCCATCCCCCGTCCTGATCAAGCCGATACCCACGGAGAACGTCAGAGACGGCTCCGTGAGTAGTGGCGGACAGGCGGGCGAGGGCTCCTAGAAGCGGAATGCACCAGGTATCCCCACTCTGATTCCCCTCAGTGTAGCCTACTGTGACCAGGGGAAGTGGATGGCCATCCGGTCCAATCCGAGGAGTCCTCCCCTGCTCAAAGGACGAGGCAGACAGCTTATGAAGAGTCCCATACTCAATGACTCTTTCAATAGTTGCTTCCACGACCTTTGTTGCATAAACGGGGGATTTCTTATTCGAAAGGACCGCGGACTTGCAGAGAGCAGTCTCACACGCCTGAAGCCACAGACGTCTGGCAATCGCCGGATCAGTCCAGAGCTCAGGGTGTTCCCGTGCCCAGGGGTAGGGGTAGAGGAGCTGCTTGGTAACACCAAGCAGATCCTCATCCCCTTTCCCGGAGGACAGGAACTTATGGACTGCCTCTGCCTGGATCGCGTAACCCCTCCGCTTCTGGCGAAAGGTAGCAAACCTCTCGCCAGAAAGGAAGGAGCGATCCAGGTCCTCGATGGCTCCAAGGACCCCCCCAACTGGATGCAGGTCTTTTCTCTGCTCCCCAAGGATTGCGGAAACTACTTGAGAAATACTCTTGTAGCCGTCCACAACAGAGGAAACCGGAAACCCGGTCACCTCAACGCCCTGAAGGAGGTGGCGCTTGGCGAATTCCGAGAATCCTTTGGATACAAAGGTCTTCGCCTCAGCGACACCAACCCCTAGGCGATCCAGGAGAAGGAGATAAGACTGAGCAAGTTGGGGGTCCCCGATGAGGATGTCATCCCCTAGGAGGACGTAGCGGGCGGTTTTCCACTCCGTCCCCGATTCTTGAGCGGCGAGGTACACCACAAAGTGGTGAGCCACCGCAAAGAAAGGCCAAGACGAATACGCCCCCATCGGATTTCCGGTGAGGTACGATCTGTCATGGCCATCGGGGCAACGGAACGGATAGCCGACCATTACTTTCTCCCAGGAGGAGATCCACCCGTCACCAAGGACAACGCGGAAAAGATCAGTGATAAACCAGATAGGAAACCTATCTGTTGCACTGGTTAGGTCAATAGAGTGGTAAACCACGCCAGAGCCCCAACCCTGAACCTTCTCTACGAAGGACCCTTGGGCAAAGGTCACATCCTGAGGAATGCGCTTAAGAATTTCGAATGCCCAGAGGCCCGCGCGTCGCAGTACAGTCTGACTAAAATAGTCAAGAATGGCGACGACGCGCGTCTTCC